CGGCCGGTGACCGGCTCACCCTCCGGGTAGGCAAAGATGAGGCGCCACCGGTCGGCCGGTTCGTAGGTCGCCCACGTTAGGCCCGCATCGTCGGCCTCATCCTGCGCCGCGCCCTGCGGCGAAAAGGGGTTGGGATCGTAGCCGGCGGCCGGATCCAGCACGTCGATAGGTTCGCCGTTCATGACACGCACCGCCCCGCACCGTCGTAGTCCCAAACCTCCGTAGTCTGCTCACCGTCGTAGTAGTAGACGGAGAACGACGACACGACACCCTCACCGGACGCATCTGGCGACCATTCGAAACCGGCCACCTGGTCAAGCCGTGCGGCGTCGGCGCCGACCAGCATCCGTCCTAGCGCCTCAGCCTCAGCCCGGGAACGGCACCGCGGGACTTCCCCTAGATTCCATAGGCGTCCGTCGATCCTGGCGCCGACTTCCACGCCGTAGAAACCACCGAGCCCGCTCACGACGTCACCGCCGCCGGCTCGTGATCCGCCACGAACGAATCGTGAGAATCGCACGTCTCGCGCCACACCGAATCGTCACCCGTCGCGGCCGGATCAAACCAGACACCGGGAGCGAACGAAACGATCGCCCGCCCACAGTGAACACAGTCGGCCCGCCGCCCCGGGCATTCCGTTTCGCAGTCCTCATCGTCAAGCGGAAGAAGATTGCAGAACGCGCACGTCACGTTCGCCCCGAAGAACGAACGCCGCCAAACATGCTCCCGACCATCCGTCAGCATGACCCCTCCCAGGATCCCGACTCCACAGCCGCACGGCACTCCCGCACAGCCCCAACATGCGCCGCCCAACCCAACAGCAGCGACGTCGCCACGATCACCACCGCCACCAACAGCCGGTCCCGCCACACCCGGCGGGTAAGCGGACGGTACGGCTCACCATCCCACACCATCACGACACATCACCACCGTTCGCAGCATCGTCGCCGACCCGAACCGCGCTAGGCGACAGATACGCGGGCGCATTCTCCTGCCGCCCCACAACCTCGTTCCAGTTAGACGGCCGCGCACACTGGATCGCCGCCTCAACCGTAAACGGATCCAGCCGCCTAAGCGGATGCCTACGATCCTGAACGAACATGGAAGAACCGTTCTCCCGGGACGGGCGGATCGGCATCAGATGCTCCCAGCCGTCCGACCCTCCTTGGAGGGTTCCCCAGCATCCGTTAGCAGGGTTCCGATACGTCAACCATCCCGCATCGTTCGCCCCCCGGCGGGTCCGCCACACTTCGAACCCTGCCGCCACCAGCTCATCCGCATAGCGGCCCAACCGGTCCGCCACACTCTCGGCACTTCCCGCCATTAGTCAGCCCTCCCAGACTGAACAAGCAACCGGCGCAAACCATTTACGCCAGCAAACCCAGGCGACCACAACACCGCCGTAGGCCCATCATCCAACACACCACCCAACGATGCAAGCACAACCGACAGACGATCTATCTCAGCCTCCATCGCCACATAGTCGCCCATCAGCTCATCCCGATACGCCGCCAACAACCCCGCCGGCGCCCCCACCAACGGCAACGCCTGACACCCCGGCCGCCGCACGCTCTGCGGATCCGCGCCCAAACGAATCAACGAATCATCATCAAGCGACCTAAGCACCACCGGAGGAATCTCCCCAGTAGCACACAACGCCTCAATCCCACGGTCCCGGCCAACACGCCCCCCCGAATAAAACGCCACCCGCTCAGCAAGCATCACCACACCATCCGGCAGGCACGCACGCTCATGGCCGAAAACATCCCGACCATTACCCTCCAGCGCCGTCGCAATAATCGATTCAGCGATCAGCGCCCGATGATCCGCCCCACGCTCCCCCAACCAGCGACGAAACCCCGCCGACAGTTGAAGAGGACGCTCCCAACCATCCGGGGTGAACAGCAGATCCGACAGGGCATCGAACGACACCCGCAGCTCCGCCAAATCAGCAGCAACCGCCGCAGCATCCACCACCGGGGCCGGCTCAGCCCACCAATCCACCACCACCGCGGCACCCGCCGGCGCCAACCCGCCAGCAGTCACAGACACCATCGGCCCTCCCAGGCTCACCACCGGCACCCCGCCGGCATGTACCCAGCATCGACCAACCCAACACACAACACAACACCCCACACCCAACCTTTACCAACCCGTAACCAACCCACCACCACACCCAGCAGCAGCGCCACAACCTACCCACCAGTAACCAATAGTCAAGCAGAATGACCAACAAGTAAACAACCCTGACTAAGTAGTAAAGACACCTGACTAAGTGTGCCACGACGAATAGGGCAGGGACGCCGGCCGACCTCCGCCCCATGTATCGAACGTGGGCCGCCTAGGTCAGCTGACACACAGCCGGGGGCCTGCCGGCGGCAGCTCACCCGGCCGCCCCGGCACCGCTAGGCAGGCACTATGCCCCTAGTTCGCGCACCGGGCAGGGGGGCGGGCCCCCGCGTCCGTCGAACGTCCGCAGCGGACCCGGGGTTGATAAACGGCGGGCCCATCATCATCATAGTCTACGCCTACATTTTTTTTCCTGGTTGCCGTGTCTGGTTTGGGTTGGGTGGGGGTGGGGGTTGTGTGGGGCCTCTTTCTTGTTGTGTAACGGTTTGGTAAAGTTTGGTGGGGTGACCATGCCAAAATGTGAAAAGGCGTGGGGTATATAGGGTGAGAACCCTTTCGTTCGAACCCCAAGGCGATAAGCGGCTTGGCGCGTTCGCCGCTACTAGTACAGCTTCCGGGGAGCGGCCTTTAGGGCCGCTTTGACTTCTGGGGGCTGAGGGTCTCACTGGGGGTTCGGCCCTCAGCCGGACCCCCCTTCCTTCGGCTCCCTCGCTGGGGCTCGGGAGCCTCATGGTTTCCCCCCGTTGTGTTTTTTCTTCGCTGCTTCCTCGCCGCGTCTTTGGTGCCCGCCGGTTGATGCCGGCGGGCTGTTTTGAGGGTGGTGTTGGTTGTGCCGGTGAAGTCCGGGTGGGTGCCTGTGGCTGATGCGAAGCGTCAGGTTGTGACGCTGATCGGCCAGGGGTTGTCTGTGCGTGAGGCGATGCTGCGGGTGCGTCCGGGGTCGAAGGATCCTGAGAAGGCGTATGCGAACTGGCGGTATCAGGATAAGGGGTTTGGGGCTGAGGTTGATCGGGTGCGGGAGGCCCGGTCGTTGGGGAAGTTGTCGCGTGAGCAGGCGGTGGGTTCGTTTGAGGATTTTCGTCTGAGGTTTTTGGGGTTGCCGACGTATCCGCATCAGCGTATGTGGGTTGATGCGTTGGAGGGTCGGGATCCGGAGCTGCATCATCCGTCGGTGGTTTGGGAGCCGGCGAATCGGCGGCGCCTGTTGGTGAATACGCCGCCTGGTCATTCGAAGTCGATGACGGTCACGATTGATTACATCACTTATCGGGTTGTGAAGGATCCGAATATCAAGGTGATTATCGTGTCGAAGACGCAGAAGATGGCGCAGCAGTTCCTTTATGCGATCAAGTCGCGTCTTACTCATCCGCGGTATTTGGATATGCAGGTGGCTTTTGGGCCTGCGGATGGGTGGAAGGCGGGGGCGGATAAGTGGACGGCGACTGAGATTTATTTGGGTGGGGAGTCGCGGGATTCTGGTGAGAAGGATCCGACGATTCAGGCGCTTGGTATTGGTGGGCAGATTTATGGTGCCCGCGCCGATTTGGTGATTATGGATGACTGCGTAACTCTCGGTAATGCGGCCGAGTGGGAGAAGCAGATGTTGTGGCTGAATATTGAGGTTGCGTCGCGTGTGCCGCCGACGGGTCAGTTGGTGGTGATTGGGACGCGGGTGGCGCCTGTTGATTTGTATCAGCAGTTGCGGAATCCGGATCATTATGCGACGGGGAAGCCTCCGTGGTCGTTGTTGTCGCAGCCGGCGGTGTTGGATTATGGGGATGGTGAGCCGGGGTCGTGGGTGACGTTGTGGCCGCGTGCTTCGGTGCCGTTTGATGGGGATGATGAGCCTGCCGGTGAGGATGGTTTGTTCCGGCGGTGGGATGGTCCGCATTTGGCGCAGATTCGGGATTCGGTGGGGCCCCGGATTTGGTCGATGGTGTATCAGCAGCAGGACACGTCTGAGGATGCGGTGTTTCATCCGGTGGCGGTTCGCGGTTCTGTGAATGGGATGCGGAAGCCTGGGCCGCTGATTGATGGTGCGGCTGGTCATCCGCGTAGCCCGGAGGGTTTTCGGGTGGTGTGTGGTTTGGATCCGGCGATGGCTGGTGATACGGCTGCGGTGGCTGTGGCGGTGGATCAGGCGACTGGTCGCCGGTTTGTGCTGGATGTGCATGTGATGTCGGCTCCGACGCCGGAGCGGATTCAGCAGTTGGTGATGGAGTGGACGGATCGGTTTCATCCGCAGGTGTGGGTGGTGGAGTCGAACGCTTTCCAGCTTTACCTCGTTCACGAGAAGCAGCTGAATGATTATGTTCGGTCGCGTGGTTGTGAGATTCGGGGCCATTACACGTCCCGGATCAATAAGCATGATGAGGATTTCGGTGTGGCGGCGATGGCGCCGCTGTTTGGCAACATTCGGGTGTCTGAGAATGAGAACCGGGTGAAGCATCATGACGGCAATAATCTGATTGAGTTGCCGTTGCAGACACCGATGGTGAAGATGCTGGTGGAGCAGCTGATTTCGTGGGCGCCTAAGACCCGCAATAAGACGGATGCGGTTATGGCGTTGTGGTTTTGTGAGACGGTGGCGCGGGATTGGGTTTTGCGGCAGGACGATTCGATGTCGTGGTACGGCAGTAATCCGTATGCGTCGCCTCGGGATGTGGGCCGCAGGCAGGTGGTTGATATTCGTGACTATCAGGACGCTTTGGCGGCCGGCTATTTGAGGGCATAGGTGGAGTCGGATGGTTGATCCGGAACTGATGCGTAGCATTGGGCGCCGTGTGGACGTTTTGCGTCAGCGGAACGCTGACCGTGACGGCCGCATGTTGCAGGTGCGTGCGGTTCGGGTCGGGAATCTGACCGATTCGATGTTCGGTGACTTGTTTCCGCGGGAATGGCCGAAGCCGATCGTGGCGAACGTGGTGGATACGGCTGCCCGGGATTTGGCGGAAATGACGGCGCCGCTGCCGACGTTTTCTGCGGCGTCGTTGAATCTGTCGCCGGCGGATCAGAAGCGGGCCGATAAGCGGACCCGCATTGTGAACGGCTACCTGGCGGCGGCGAAGGTGCAGGCCCAGGCATATACGGGTGCCGACCAGTATGTGACGTATGGGTTTCTGCCGATCCGGGTGGAGCCCGACTATAAGCGGCAACGTCCCCATATGACGTTGGAGAATCCGCTGGGGGCGTATCCGGAGTTCGACCGGTGGGGTAACTGTACGGCCTATTTCCGCCGCATGGACAAGTCGGTGGACGAGTTGTGCGCCTTGTTCCCGGAGTACGAGAACCTGATTCGGGGTTCGGGTGGTTTGGCGCGGAACGGTTCGGCGAAGCTGGAACTGGTGCGGTGGGTTGATGATGAGCGGGAACTGCTGTTCCTGCCGCAGCGTGACCATCTGGTTTTGCGTTCGACGGTGAATCCTTTGGGCCGTTGCCCGGTGGTGGTGGCGCGGCGCCCGTCGTTTGATGAGGAAACCCGCGGCCAGTTCGATGACGTGCTGTGGATCCAGATGGCTCGGGCGAAGTTTGCTTTGCTGTCGTTGGAGGCGGCCCATAAGGCGGTTGAGGCGCCGTTGGCGATCCCTGCCGACGTGCAGCACCTTCCCCTTGGTGGCGATTCGGTGATCCGGTCGCAGCAGCCGGAAAAGATCCGCAGGGTGCCGATTGAGGTTCCGCAGTCGGCGTTCGCTCAGGCCGCACAGTTGGAGTCTGAGGTTCGGGTTGGTGCCCGCTACCCGGAGGGCCGCTCAGGCAACATCGACGCCTCCATTGTGACCGGCCGCGGCGTGCAAGCCCTGATGGGTGGTTGGGAGTCGCAGGTCAAGACGGCTCAGGAAATGCTTGGTGCCGCGTTCGCTGAGGCCGCATCGATGATGCTGGAACTTGACGAAAAGTTGTGGCCGTCGGTGGAGCGCCACATTCGCGGTTCGGAGAACGGCGACCCCTACGAAATCAAGTACCGCCCGGACCGCGACATCAAGGGCGAGTATGCGGTGGAAACGGCCTACGGTGTTATGGCCGGTTCGGATCCGTCGCGTGCCCTGGTGTGGTATTTGCAGGCCCGCGGCGACAAGTTGGTGTCCCGCCAGTTTGGTCGCCGGAACCTGCCGGTCGCGTTGAACGTGGCCGAAGAGGAACGTGCGATCGATGTTGAGGAATATCGTGACGCGCTCGGCCAGGGTGTTGCCGCTTTGGCGGCGTCGATCCCGGCGATGGTGCAGCAGGGTATGGATCCTGCGGCGGCTGTGCAGCAGATCGCTACGGTGATTGAGAAGCGCGGCAAGGGCGAGTCGATTGAGGATGCGGTGTTGGCGGCGTTTGCGCCCCCGCCGCCTGTTGAGCAACCCGCCGGCGAAGGCGCGCCTACTGATCCAGCCGACCCAATGAGTGCGGGTCTAGGTGGCGCCCCCGGCGGGTCTACTGGTGCCGGGCTGATGCCTGGTGTCGCTCCCGGTCAGGCCGCTATGGGCCCCGGGGGCAAGCCTGATGTCCTTCAGCTGATGGCGAGTCTGAGGGGTAATGGTTCACCGGGGCTGTCTGCTTCGGTTCAGCGGCGCGTGCCGATCTAGGAGGAATAGCAGCATGAGTGATTTCCCCCGGCAGGGCGGCAAGGCCCCTGCCACTCCGCAGCCCCCCATCAAGTCGGGTGTCCCGGCCCAGGGTGCCCCGTCGAACCCTGGCGGTGTGTCGTGGGGTGCCGGCGGCGGAGGCACCAAGAACAACGACAAGAACCGAGCGAAGTAGAGCGGAGGCGGGGGTCGTGGACGACGACGCGATGGCTGGGATTGGGGACGGCACGATTGAGATTCCGGCGTATCCGTTTGTTGAGTCTGCGGCCCTCGCTGATGCTTTTGAGCTGGGGGCTCAGATTGCGGAGTCGTCGGCACAGTTTTTGCG